ACCAAGATCAAGGAGCAGGCTCATGCTGATTACATTACACAGCTTCCTGCTACATATGGTGTTGCCGATCTTGATGTCATGGTTGAGGCCAAGGCTAAAGAACAATCATTGATTGCATTGAATGTTGAATGTTGTCAAAACGCTCAATTAATTTTAGAATAATATATTTATATTATATAATATTATTAATAATAAATAAATAAAAAGGTTAAATTATGCCAAGTTACGATCCAAAGTACAAATACAAAAGCAATGTTATTGACAATGTAGAAGATGCAAAAGAAATTGTTAGAAATGTAGGTAAAGCAATTACCGAAGGTAAAATTGATAAAAATTCAACATTAGACAATTTAGCTCGTGCAATTAAAAAATTAGAAGAAGCCCGTTATTTTATTGATCGCGGTTAATCCAAAACAAATGAGAAAAATAAAAAGTAGTCCCATGCCCAAGGGCTTTAAAAAGTTACAATGCAAATATTGCGATGAAATTTGTCAAAAAGTAGATGTAAATGCAACAGCTGTTACATGTTATAAATGCGTGTCAAAACTTGTTAATGGTCAAGTCTTGGAAATACGAAAATAAATCAATATAATAAGTTATGTTACAAGCAGAAAAAATCAAATCAAACTGGGAACGGTATCGCAATTTAGTGAATACTTATTTTCCAACCCGCGCGGCAGAATTAAATCGAATGTATGATGAGTTTGAAGATCGCATGGCAATGATGCCAGCATCTTCCATTGCACACTTTCACAATGCATTTGCTGGAGGCTATGTAGATCACGTACTTCGAGTTATTGATTGTGCTGAAAAACTTTATACATCTTGGTCTGAGATGGGCGCGGATATGTCTGGTTACGCAATCGAAGAACTTCGTTTTGCTGCAATGCATCATGATTTAGGTAAAGTAGGATTTCCAGGCGAAGGCAATGAAGTATATCAAATAGAAACTTCAGATTGGCATCGCAAGAATCAAAACAAAATGTATCGACACAACGAAAACATTCCATTTACCATGGTACCAGATCTTTCAATTTGGTTGCTACAAGAGTATGATGTTAAAATGTCTTGGACGGAATATCAAGCAATCAAAATTCATGATGGAATGTATGATGATGCAAATAAACCGTACTTTGTTGCTCGATCAGCACAAGCCAAATTAAAAACAAATCTTCCTATCATTTTGCATCATGCAGATCATATGGCAGCACAAATTGAATTTGAGCGTTGGAGAAACAAAGATAAGGTTACGCCTAAACCAGTTTCAGAAAAAAGCAGAGCACAAAAATCTACGGGATTAAAAAATCTTACCGAAAATAATCCGGATGTAGAACAAGCATTAACGGATATTTTCAAAGCATTTAACGAGGAATAATATGTTATTTTTTATTATAACAACAATACTGCTACTAGGTGTTAGCACGTATTTAGGATATCGAGTATGGTTCCTTGCTGGAGTAGTTGGCGACATTCAAGAACAAACAGATGAGTATGTACGTTCATTAGAATTAACAAATGAATTCATGTATGGAAAAATTGTTGATGCATATGAAACCATGAAAAAGCTCGATCATTTAGGTGCATTTGAATCGGAGGATGAAGCAGGTACTACATTTGCTTTATTAAATGAAGTAATTACAAATCTTAAGGAACAATTTGATGGTCAGGAAGAAAAAGAGTAAATCATATTTTACGAAAATAACAGACATTGCAATATCTGCATATAATAGATCAGAATATGCACCACAACGAGAAAAAATTTATCGTAGATTTATTTATCCAGCATTCATGAAACTAACCGAAAATATTATCAATAAGGTTAAGCCCGACTATATTGATTCATCGTTTCGAGATTTGCAAACCGATTTAGTTACATACTTAACCGCTCGATTAGATAAATTTAATCCATTATCGGGAAAAGCATATTCGTATTATACTAGAACATCGTTTAATTATTTGATTGCAGAAAATCAAAAAGGTTATAATAAATTAAAGTCCGACGCATTAGAAATTGATGTTGATGAACAACGCAATGTTATTACAGAAATCCATAATGATGAAATGCGTGAAACGCTACAAGAATTCATGGATGCATATGTTGATTTTTGTTTTGAAAATTTAAATTACATTTTTTCGAATTCAACCGACATTCATGTAGCTGACTCAGTATTACATATTTTCGAAACACGAGAAAATATTGCTGAATTCAATAAAAAGGCATTGTATATACTTATACGCGAACGATCTGGATTGGAAACTACTAATATTACTCGCGTTGTAAAAGTACTTAAACAAATTTATGATGACAAGTTTAAACAATATGAAGAGACAAATTTCATAAAATTGCCTTTTTGATATTTATTTTAAAGGGTTTCGCATATGGACAAAAATGATGAATTATTCAAAGGAACTACCTTTGCTGACTTAATGTCCGATGTATATCACAATTCAAAAAAGAAAGATCGACAAATAAATCAGCTTATTGCGCAATTGCAACCGTTAATTAAAAATGCATCGGATGCTACAATCATTGTGCCATTAATTAAAGAATACTTAGACGTTGCAGTTAAAAATGATGATCATTTAGTTAAATTAACTGCAATAGTTCAACGTTATATTTCAACCAAACAAACAATTTCTGGAGCTGATAGTTTGTTAAGTGATGAAGAAAAACAACAGTTGCTTCGGGTTGCTGAACAAACATTATCTTCGGAATTAACTGATGAATTAGATTCAATTGAACAAGAATCAGCTGCATTAAAACAGCGTGTTGAGTCAATGAATAAACAAAGGGAAACTAATGAATGAAGATAGCATTTTATTTTTAGTTGGTGAAGTTGTAACAGGCTATGATAACACATTAAAATACATTGCATCTGGTTCTACTTCTACTACAAATAAATTGTTTACAATTCAAGTTCGTGTTATTAATAGATTTACCAAACAATTTGATGTTTATACATGTAGACCGTTTAACATAAATTTTAAACAAATTCCACTAATCGGAGAACATGTTTTAATTTTTCGAGCATATAGTCAAGAAACTACATTGGATAATACTAACATTGAATGGTACTACTTGAATCCATATTCAATCCAATCTTCAGTAAATGCAAATTTAGTTCCTGGAATATCATATGGGTCAACAATATCTGAAGAACAAGCGCGAGAAATTAAACCGGGCAATGTTTTTACTCCTGCATCCATATCTCCATTACAACCCTATGAAGGCGATTTAATTATTGAAGGCCGCTTTGGCAATTCAATACGTATGGGTAGTACCATAACATCACAACCAGGATTGTTAAATTCAACGTGGGAAGGCGATACGGTAGGCGATCCAATTACAATTATTTCTAATGGACAACAAAATAAAAATAACAAACAATTTGTAGTTGAGGATGTAAAACAAGACCCAGCATCAATCTATTTAACAACTACACAAAAATTTCCTAATTTTTATTTAGGTATAAATTCTAAAAAACAACCATTAACTAAATTTAAATCAGAATCAAATTTTAATAAATCACAATTACTAGGATCTGCAGATCGAATTGTTTTAACTGCAAAAACAGACATTGCGGTTATTGATTCTTCTAAAGCAATCGTGTTAAATGCCCCCAAAATTTATATGGGTAACGATGGTGCCACTGAACCGATTCCGCACGGAAAAGTTCTATATGAGATATTAAACGATATCTTATCAACATTGAGTTCGGGTACTTTAGGCACGGCTGGCGTTACTAGTCAATTTATTGACACAGCTGGCATAACATCTGCAAGAGCAAAATTAAATTCATTGTTAAGTACAAATTATTTTATACGTAAAGGATAATATGCCAGTTACACCGCCATTAGACAAAATACCAGCACTTCCAGCTAAAGGTGTTAATTTATTAATGAAACAAGTTAATACGCAAGTTTCTAAACTAGTATCCGATATCAATAAATTATTAGATTCAACAAATAAACTTTCAGAAACTACTAATTGTGATGATGCTAAAACAAAAAAAGCTAAAGATGATTTGGCAAATGTATTAGATTCAATAACAAAATTGCAACAGTTGCCAAGTAAAATTCAACCAGTTGTTACCGGATTACAAGCAGCTGTTACTACAGCACAGGCAATTAAAGCTGCACAATTATTGAATCCGGCTACTGCCCCTGCAATTATTGCAGCAGAATTATTAATAGTTCAAAATATGACGATTGCAAATTCTATACAAGCAATCGGTCAACTTGCACAAATACCAGAAATATTAAAAGGTGCATTGACGGGTATAAATTTATCATTAAATAATTCACTGAATACATTAGCAACGGTTTGCGATACCGAACAAATACAATATGAATTGCCAACTGAATTGACATCTACTAATTTGCAAGATATAGAAACTGAATTTTATAACACATTAAATGTGTCTGACTCGGATTTGTCAGATCGTTTAGATACAATTGAAGATCTTGTAGCACAACAACAAGACTTGTTAACATCATTGCAAGAAGCTCCAAGTAAAGTTTATGAAGGTAATGCTGTACCGCAACCGGATCTAGGAAAGCCAGGAGATTATTTTGTTGATACTGTTAATCGTGTTATATATGGTCCAAAAGTAGTAAGAGATGTTTGGCCAACGGGCATAAATTATTAAACCTAATATTTATATAAAAGTATTCATATGGATTCAAAAACATTAGTAAAAGCACTTAAAACTGCCGTACGAGAAGTTATAAAAGAAGAATTAACTGAGATTCTTCGTGAAGGATTACAATCCACAATTACGGAAATGCAACAACCGACAAAAACAAATGTATCGTCTGCAACAAGACAAACAACTAAAACAAAATCGGTACAATTCAATGATAATAAATGGGCATCTGTTTTAAATGAAACGGATCCAATTATTGAAGACGGCCCATTAGTAATGAATAACTTTCGTGATATGATGAATGAAGAAATTCAAGAAATTAAAATGACATCGCGCGATGCAGCTAATTTTGGAGCAATGCGACAAAACATGAAAGAAGCAATGGGTATGGCTCCTTCGGCACCCAAGATCATGGAAGACCCAGAAACGGGCAAAACGTTCGAAGTGCCGCAAGAAGTACAACAAGCAATGACTCGAGATTATTCGGCATTGATGAAAGCAATAAACAATAAAAAAGGTAGATAATGGCATATGTAATAGATACCAATATTGATGTACCATCAGAAAATCCTATACCATTAGGTATTAAGGCTACATTTGGTGGTACTGGTATTTTTACAGCCAATTATACTAGTACACAACAGGCCCGAGATAACTTTCGAAATTTATTATTAACAAGAAAAGGCGAACGATTATATCATCCAGAATTTGGTTGTGATTTATTAAATATATTATTTCAACCAATGACTGATTATTTAATTTCTGATATCAATAACATAATACGAACTGCCGTTTCTTATTGGTTACCATATTTAACAATTGAAAATTTGGATATAAAAATTAATTCAAGTGAAATTATACCTAATCATACCGTAAAAATTACTATACAGTTTTCGGTCTTCGGATCAATCGAAACGAATACTATAGTAATATTTGCAGGTGAAAATGGGATATTACGGATAGATTAACATGGAACTAAAAAAACGAGATATATCTTATTTAGGAAAAGATTTTGGTCAATTTAGAAAAAATCTAATTGATTTTACAAAACAATACTTTCCACAAACTTATACCGATTTTAACGAATCATCGCCGGGTATGTTATTTTTGGAATTATCTGCATATGTTGGCGATGTTTTATCATACTATGCAGATACGAATCTTAAAGAATCATTGCTAGAACAAGCTACCGAACGAGCAAATGTATATGATTTAGCAAGAGCATTAGGATACAAACCAAAAAATGCAATACCAGCATATGTTGATTTAGATGTATTTCAACTAGTACCAGCTTTGGGATCTGGAGCAAGTACGATGCCTGATTTTAATTATGCATTATCAATTAAACCGGGTATGCAAGTCAAACAACAATCGGGAAATGTTGAGTTTCGTACATTAGATTCCGTTGATTTTGCATTTTCTTCTAGCAACAACCCAACAACGGTTACCGTATTTCAAACAAATACAATTACAAATGATCCAATATATTACTTATTAAAAAAACAAGTTAGAGCAGTTTCAGGAAATATTGTTAGTTCAACATATACATTTACGACACCAATCCCATATGATAAAATTGTATTACCTGATACGAATATAGTCGAAATAGTATCAGTTGTAGAATCTGATGGCGATGCTTGGTATGAAGTACCATATTTAGCTCAAGATACAATTTTTGAATCCGTACCCAATATTGCAGAAAATGATCCTACATTATATGCATATCGAGATGCTGCGCCTAGTTTATTAAAACTACGTACGGCTGCTAAACGGTTCATAACAAGATTGCGCAGTGATAATAAAATGGAACTACAATTTGGTGCTGGCATTTCAAGTAATAATGACGAAGAAATTGTTCCTAATCCTGACAACGTTGGAAATGGTTTAGCTGGCTTTCGTCGTACAATTGATGTTGACATTGACCCATCTAATTTTTTATATACTAGAACATACGGACAAGCTCCGGCAAATACAACATTAACTGTAACATATACTACTAGTACAGGAATTGATGAAAATGTTGCTGCAAATACATTAACTAACATTAAATTAGTTGAGTATGTACAAGATATAAATTCTACTAATAATGCAAGTATGGTTAATTTTGCAAAGAATTCTGTATCTGTAAATAATGCGACCCCAGCGGTTGGTGCAAAAAATGTAGAAACAATTCAGGATATTAAAAATCATGCATTAGCTAATTTTGCAACACAAAATCGTTCCGTAACTCGAGAAGATTATATAATACGTGCATATTCAATGCCGGCCAGATTTGGTAGTGTTGCAAAGACATACATTGTGCCAGATGATCAAATTGTTCAACAAGAATTAATTGATACGCGCGTTCCAAATCCTTTGGCATTAAATATGTATGTTTTGGGTTACAATTCATCTAAACAATTGACTCAATTAAATCAAGCAATCAAAGAAAATTTAAAAACATATTTAAACTACTATAGAATATTAACAGACGCAATAAATATCAAAGATGCATTTATTATTAATATCGGCGTCGATTTTCAAATATCAGTTTTATCTAATTATAATAGCAACGAGGTGTTATTAAATTGTATAGAAACAGTAAAAACATATTTTGATCCAGATGTTTGGCAAATCAATCAGCCAATTGTTAAATCAGATATTATGAATATTTTAGCAAATGTTCAAGGAGTTCAAAATATTATTAACATACAAATTAAAAATTTATTTGAAACTTCATTAAATTATTCGGGAAATGTTTATGACATTGATACTGCTACAAAAAATGGTGTAATATATCCATCATTAGATCCAAGTATCTTTGAAGTTAAATTTCCGAATCAAGATATTAGAGGTAGAGTTGTAAATTATTAATCTTTTTATATTTATATGTAAAAAGGATCATAATGGGCGTATTGAATACAAATCGTTCACAAATTGTTGCCGGTGGATTAATTTCTGCTAGTTTTGTACGAGATTTATATGATGTATTTACTGGCAATGTAACTGAATCAGTTTCTATATCCGGTTCATTAAACGTAACAGGTAGTATTGTTGGCACATTATCTGGAACAGCAGCTACTGCGTCGTACGTATTAAACGCTGTTAGTTC